GTAACATAATCATCGTATTCAGGGATATATGCCGTAATCATACATTCCCTTGCAGTTGCATTTGTGTACTCGTCTGCTATGTTACTCATAAGCGTTGTAAACTGAGTATTCGTAAGCATCGCCCTTGTTTCAAATTCTACCTTTAATGCTTTCAAATCAACTACGTCCCTATGCAGTTCTCCGTTTGCGTCCGTCCACGGCTCATAATCCTGCATATTTACATAAGCATAGTAACTGTCAGCTTTTATTAGGCTCAACGGTATCGTGTAATCGCCTATCTTTATCAAATATCCCGAATAAGCCATCTGTTTTCCTCCCAAAAGAAAAGGGAAGGTCTAAGCCTCCCCTTTATGTAAACGCACTTCGGTTACTGTGCATTCTCTTGTATTTATCGTTTTCTTCTCGCACAATTTTAAACATTCCGTAAGGATCGCCTTCAATTCTAAAGACTACTTCCGTCTGCCCGTTCTGTGCCATCTGGCTTGCCATGCCCGACATCTGCGACATAAAGGCGTTATTGCTATCCATCTTGCCATAGTCAAACGAACCTCGGCTATTGCCGTTCAAGAAGTCAAGCGTAGGTATGCCGTACTTGACACCCGAAAATGCCGATTGCATCTGTAAAATCATGGTGTCGATAGCCCTAACTGTAAGTGGTGTTGCTTCTTTAATACCCTCGGCAGCACCTTCAGGAACGCCCTCGGCAAGTTTTTCAAATACCTTTGACGGTGAGTTAGTCTTTGTTTCGGTCTTGTAAGGCGTAATCAAACCATCATTAACCATAGTAGTTGTAGCATTTGCAACTTGCGGTATGTATTCATAAACACCATTTACAATGCCAAATTCAAGGTTCATGCCTAAGTCATGCCCTGCATTTACAATGTCATTTTCAAGCCATTCCAAAGCCGATTCAATATCTTTTCTACCCTTGCCACTATTTATGGTGTCTGCAAGGTTCTTAAAGGATTTATCTACATTGCTCGGCAAGTCCTCACCAAACAATTCGTGTAAGTCTTGTTCAAGGCTTGTAAGTACAGGCTTTGCTTGATGGTCTAAAGCGTCCATTATGCTATTGACATCGCTATCAAGTTTGCCCGAAATGTTGTTGGCATTCCAAAGTATCTCGCCATTGCTTGTGTAATGTGCATTTACAAAGGCTTCTTCCATCTGAAGTTTTAACTGCTCCATGTAACGCACAAGTTCTGGTGAGTTAGTGATGATAGCGGTCTTAATAGCCGACATCGTTCTCTGAATTTCTTGCGGTACTTCGCCATTGTCAAGTCCGGCAAACGAATTGTTGATGTGGGTAAACAGGGTGTTCATATCACGCTCGGATATTGCCCCGTCTTTCCTAATCTTATCGTCTATATCCTTTAAAGTATCATGCACCGCATTAGGAAGTTTCTGCTTTTCAAGTATTGATACAGAACCGTCAACGCCTTTTTCAACAGAAGCCTCCATGTTTGAGAATGCTTCTTCAAAGGTCTTATTCATTTCGCCCAACCAATACTCTTGATCGCCATAAAGAGTAGTCAAAGTATCGTTTGTGCTGTCAAGTTTACTCTTAATTACATCGTATTCGGCAATCGCCTTTAAAATCTTATCATAAGCACCCTTGTCATTGTACTGCGCTCCCCTTCTTGCAAGGGTTATAACCTGATCGAATGACAATTCGCTCATTGCGTCTACATCATGTTGCTTGTAGTATTCATCGTAAAGGTCATTCCATATATAATCGTGCTTTTCTTGTAATTGTCTTTCAAGTTTCTTCTTGTCATATTCGCCCGTGCTTATAGCACTTGTAACATCAGATAAATTCTGACGATATGATTCAAGCATTATCTGTTCTTTTTCTTTGTCGATTAGTTTCTGTAATTCATCATGTGTGCCTTTATAAGCACCTGTAACCTCATCTATCTGACCGACAATTCCCGGAACCATCTGCACAAGCTGATTAGAATATTCTTGCAACCAACCTTTTTCCGCAGCAGATAATTCATCGTACCTTTCAGAAAGGTCCATAACCTTGTCGGCTACTGTCTGGAGGTTTGCTATCGAATCTTGTGTTGCCTGTGTTCTAAACTCAATATCTGTGTTTATCTCTAAACGCTGATTGTTGTTTTCGTCAACCCATGCGTATATTTCTTCAAGTTCTTTCTTTGCCTTTTCATAAGCCGTAGGCTCATTAGCTGCACCAAGTATAAAGTTGAAAAGCAATGTCGCTGTCAAGCCTATTGCGAATGCCAAACCACCGCTTGCTATGCCTATTGCACTTGTGGCTATTTCAAGCCCTGCGCCCGTCAATATGCCCGATATTGCTGACTTCAGGAAACTTTGAACACTTACTGTTGAATAGTTGCCCTTCTTTATCTCGGTTATGTTGTCTATTGTAAGCGATATGCCTACGCCTATTGAAATAGCACCAAAGCCAAGTTCTATAAGTTTGCGCTTCAACGCATTTACGGCTTTTGCGCCACCAAGCGTTTTGGTCAATTGTGCTGATATTTGGCCTAACACCATATCGCCCAAGCCTGTAAACTTTAGTAATGCAAAGGCAGTAATGATTGCGGTTTCAAACGGTGCTGCGCTGAATGCTCCCGTCCAAAGATTGAATGCTCCCTGAATGGCACTTCCGATTACGTTGCCGAAACTTCTTAATATTTCCTTCCAATCAATGCCTGCAAGGAAATCGCCTATCTTTTTACCTAAACCGTACCAATCAACGCTCTTGATTGCATCTGTAAAGAAATCAAATATCGAAATAACAAGTGCCGATACATCCTCGCCCGCAGTAAAGAAATCTCCGATATGGAAATCTTCGATGATTTTCTTTAGCGGTGCAAACGCCTGACTTATATATCCAGCAATTTCAGAAGCCTTGCTTGTCATGCGCTCATAGGCTTCATCCCAAACCTTTTCGTATTCAGCCGTAGCATCTATAATCTCTTGCGTAAGGTCTATCTGATCGCCAACGCCCGATGCGCTACCCTTGCCTGTGCTGATAACTTTCAGTTCGTCAAACTCACGAATGCCCTTTTTGGTCTTTTCAACCGCTTTATTGAGTTCTTCCATGCCCTCAATATCTTCGGTTATTTCGTCACCAAACTGTCCGAAACTTTCAAGGTCTAACTGAATGCCTAACAGTTCGGCTATCTCAACCATTAACTGCTTGATAGCCATTGCAAGACCGTTGATAACAGGCAATGCGCTTGACATTATCGGTATAAACAACTGACCGAATACTGTTCCTGTTTCCTTTAGATTGGTTTTCAGCATTCTAAGCTGATTGCTCGGTGAATTGATAGTGTTAGCCAAATCACCCCAAGCAACTTTACTCTGGTCAAGAATCGCTAATAGCCTTAACTGAGCCTTTTCGGATTGCGACATTTCGCTAACAGCTTTTTCAATACCATTAGCGTATGCGTATTCTTCAAGAGTGGCGTTAGTGATGTCTATACCAAAAGCGTACAGGCTTCGTGCCATGCCCGTAAGACCTGATTGTAACTTAGAAGCCACTTCGTCAAACTCCATGTTTCTAAGTGAAGCCATATCTCCGGCAAGCATTGACAACGCTTTAGCCGATGCTTCTGCAACACCCTGAGTAACGCCCATAGAGTTAGTCAAACTTGCAATCGCAGCTTGATATTGCGTCAACTCAGTTATGTTCAAGCCTAAAGACTTAGCGTTTGTGGTCTTAATCAGCCTATCTTCAATGTCAAGTTCAAGACCTGACATTTTCTTCAACTTTTCCCTTAAAGTTGTAGTGAAAGCGTCAGCATATTCTTCGGCAGTACCTACGCCCGCCCTTCTGAATGTGTCCTTGCCTATTTTCCTTGCCGTTACATCAAAGTAGTTGAATGCCTCAAGGTATTCAGCCGCACTAACAAAACTATTCTTTAATGCCGTTGCTCCACGCATGAAAAGCCAAAACTTAGCGTACAATGTGCCTATGGTGCTTGCAAGGGTATGTGAATGTCTTGTAGCCCTCTGTGCTGAAGCACTATATCTTTCAAGTGAATTTGCTACGCTCGTTCCGGCAGAACCTACCTTTTGACCTTGTGAAGCAAGATTAGCAAGGCTATTTGTAAAGTCTATTACGTTCTGGTTTACGTTGGGGAGTTGTGAGAAACTTGTTATTAGATGCCCTAAAGATTGCTCTAACTGTGGGATATTGACAACGGCTCGCTCAATCGCTACGCCACCAAGTTTACTTACAGAACTAACAAGGTCTCTTACGCCCGTTGCAACGGCAGCCGTATTTGATAAGCCTGTGAACGAGTTTGATAAGTTCATCAATGATGCCGACAATTTATCAAGCCTTGCATTATCTACGCTACCAAGTGTATATAGTTCTTTAAATAATCTTGTAAAGTCCGATGCCCTTGTATTGTTCTTTACAACGTTTATCGCCGCATTAAGATTGATAAGTCCTGCTGATAAGTCATTCAGCCTACCTACTTCAAGTTTTGCAACCGCAACGGACAAAGCATCAAGTTTTTGTGCCAGATTCTTAATGGCTGTAAATGCCTTACTTGATTCCTGTGTTATCCGTAGCGTTAAGGTTTCTAAATCAGCCATTGTCATTATCCTCCGATTGATGTGCCAACTTCCAATTCGTAGCCCAAACCTCTAATGAAGCCATCAGCAACTTGTTGTTATCAAGTAGTTTCTGTCGCTCGTTGACTTCTATCGTTTTGGTAAACGGCTCTTTTACATATCCCGATCTTGCCTTATATCCGTTCAGGTTATGGTCAACTGCCGTGGCAACTGCCGATTCGATATACATTCCCAATTCCCAATTATTAATATCGCTCATTTTCTTGCGTATCTTTTGAGCCTTGAAAACGTATTCAAGTTCTATCGGGCAAGCCTCCATTACTTCAGCTTTAGTCAAGCCGAATGCTACATAGGTTGGCAATATATCTGTATAGAAAATTTCTGTGTATGTTAGTTTTTCTTCTTGCTGACTTTCTTCGTCAATTTCGTCATTGCTTCGCTCGATTTCGTCAGCAGGTCTCCGAAAAAACCGCCACCCATAAGGTCAAGTATTATCTGACCAAAGATCGTAACTAAGCCGTGGTTTTCCGGGTCCTCGTCCAAGTAATCGTCAAGTATATCGCCTACCTCGTCTAAAGACGAAACAGGATTGAATTTCTTGAACCCTTCAAAAAGCAACTCCCTTGTAAGCGTAAACAGTTTTCTAACCTTTGCCATGCTGCTAGAATCTGTGGTTGCTCCTTCAAGTTCGCCGACAATACCCATTGCATCGGCTGTCCTGTCAAGCAAGTCTGAATCGCAGAAATTGTTATAGCCAAATTTAACTTTGTATTCCTTTTCCTTTACCTTTAATGTCATCATATTATTTTTACCTTCCCTTCTGACATTTATTATGCCTATATATCAAAGGAAGGGCGGGTTTCCCCGCCCATAATTCCCTTGAAAACTGATTTAATTTGCTTTCTATCAGGTGAAAGCTACCTTTTCGCTCATTCCCTTAGGGTCAACGATGATAAGAGGGAACTCTACTGTAAGTAATGAGTTCTGAGACATTTCGGGGATCGGTATTGCTTCAGGGGGCTGTGCCACTACGAAGAATGCCTTTGTAAATCCGGGTACGATAACCTCAAACCACATATTGACATTGTTAGCCTTTGCGGTCTGGTACTGTGAAATAAGTGTTGACCACTCCTGCTCGGTCTCAGATGTAAAGTTTACGGTTACGGTCCATGTTCCGCCTGTCTCACCACGACCTGCAACGGTCTTTGTTACCAAATCTTCAAGTGCTGAAGCATCAATAGTTGCGGGTGTAACTGTGATACCACCGATTGCGTTAATTCTCTGAAGCTGAGTAAAGGTTGAGGGCTTTGTGCCTGCATAGCCCGTAGCCTCAACGCCGTAACCAAAGGTAATGCCAAGTGTTGACACGCCCATAATTGTAGCTGCTGCCATTTGATTTTCCTCCTTGTAAGTAATAAAAAAACAAGCCCTTCAGCTTGCCTTAATTTAAAAATTGATTTCTTCGTTTCCACCGATAACCCGGTTGAACCGGGATATTATCGTGTAGGTATCTGTGGTTTCTCTTGTGATTTCGCCACGCATACCCACGTTGAAACGTAGTTTTTTAAAATTGCCTAACACTTCAGAAGCGATCTTGCGCAGTCCTGTCAATCCCATATCCTTTGATACGGTTATGTGAGTTTCAAACGTAACTAACATAGCGTTGACCGTGAGATTGTTAAGGTCTGCTCCGACTTCTGGACTATCAAGCATTTTGATAAATACCGATGGTAAGGAAGTATCATCATTCAGCCTTTGTTGCTGAGTGATTACCATGCTCGGATAAGTGGTTTTAAGGCTGTTTTCAAGCCTTGTTTTGACTATGGTATATATCTTTGATTCGATGCTATATACCCAATCATTATCAGCCATTTCCGAACACCTCCCTTGCCGTGGCATTTACTGTGTTTATTATTTCTATCATGGCATTGTGTAGCGGTCTTGTCGGTTTCACACCACTTGCTTGATGCCAATGCTTATTTAAGTCCATGTACCACCACGAACTTTCAAAAGCGTGTGTCTGTTCAGGGAATGAGCCACGCCCTATCGGAGTGCCATCGGGTAATGTGTTTGAATTGCCCGTTACGCCTTCCCAAACAATAGCGTGTGGGCCTGCGCCAAACTCAGCCATAAGTAAGGGTGAAACGATTGCCTCCATTTCTTCCCTACCCCGTAACCATCTGGAAACGATCACGTTTGTTTCCTGCGCCACAACCACAACACCAAGCCCGTCTGTATGTCTGCTAAACGTAACATACTTGCCGAAATTGCCTATCGTAGTCTGTCCGGCATACACGCCCTTATCGGCTAAACGTTCTAAAAGCGTTCTGATTTTAGCCTGTAAGCTAACCTCATACTGCCTTAGTTCATTAGCCATTCTTCGCAAATCGTTTGATTCAAGTCTGCCTCTAATCTCCATTCTTAACACGCCTTTTTAAAATCGCTTTGGTCTGGTTAAGACTATGCCTAACTGCCACAACCGAATAATCAGCCGTAGAACCATCGCCCGTTGTGGTAGGCGGCTCAGTTTCAAACCAAATCAGGCTTGTTTCCGTTATCGGTAATGCCCGTATATCCGTAACAATGATAGCATCGTAAGCCGACATATCTAAGCCAAACTCAACGTCCGTTGTTTCACTTCCAGAAAAGCTAATGTTAGCTGAAAAGGCTTCAGGTACGGTGTAAGTGATTGTGTAATCGCCCTCGTCAATATACACTTCTTCACCGTCTACAATTATTTTGTCCTCTGTGCTTACAACCGCTTCTCTATCCGCTTTAAGGGCGTAATAGATTGTCTGCTTATTTTTGTTCAATGTACGCATATCAAACACCCTCTAACTTCTCAATCCTTTGTACCAAATGCTTTAAAGTAGTTTCCTGCTCTATCTGCTTTGCCTTGACTTCATCAAAGTTTTTCCGCATATCTCTTATTTCAAGTTTTATGTCGGTTGCAAAGTCTGAAAAATCCTTAGTTAAGGAATCCATCTTGCTTTCAAGTCTTGTGATTGTTTCAGCTTTTTTCGCAATA